GTCCCAAATCACGTCGCTGACTCGTTCTTTGCATCTGTTTATCCTACTATTACTTCTGGTAAAAACACCAAAGTAATCATCGTATCTACCCCACACGGTATGAATCATTTCTACCGACTGTGGCATGATGCAGAAAAAGAAAAGAATGATTATGTCCCTACAGATGTTCACTGGTCAGAAGTTCCAGGTAGGGATGAAAAGTGGAAAAAAACCACTATTAAAAATACTTCAGAAGCACAGTTCAAAGTTGAGTTTGAATGCGAATTTCTTGGATCTGTTGATACTCTGATTGCACCAAGTAAGTTAAGAACATTGATATATGATAATCCTATTCAGAGAAATGCTGGATTGGATGTATATGAACCGTCAATAGAAAATCATGACTATGTAATGACTGTTGATGTAGCGCGAGGTGTTGGAGAAGACTACTCTGCATTTGTAGTTGTAGATATCACTGAGTTCCCACATAAGGTTGTTGCCAAATATAGGAACAATGATATCAAACCCATGTTGTTCCCCAATATTATTTACGAAGTAGCAAAGAGTTATAATAGTGCGTATATCTTATGTGAGGTAAATGACATCGGAGACCAGGTTGCGTCTATCCTTCAGTATGACCTTGAGTATCAGAATTTATTGATGTGTTCTATGAGAGGTAGAGCAGGTCAGATTGTTGGACAGGGTTTCTCTGGTAAGAAGACTCAACTTGGTGTAAAGATGTCCAAGACTGTTAAGAAGGTTGGGTCTCTTAATCTCAAGACTCTGATTGAAGAGGACAAACTATTCTTCAATGATTACGAAATCATCTCAGAGTTGACAACTTTCATCTCAAAGCATAATTCATTTGAGGCAGAGGAGGGTTGTAATGATGACTTGGCAATGTGTCTTGTCATCTATGCCTGGTTGGTTCAGATGGATTACTTTAAGGAACTAACTGATCAGGATGTTCGTAAAAGATTATATGAAGAACAGAAGAATCAAATCGAACAAGATATGGCACCATTCGGTTTCATGGATGATGGACTAGACAGTGATAGTTTTACTGATGGTGAAGATAGATGGTTTAAAGCAGATGAATATGGTGACAGATCTTTCATGTGGGAGTATCTATCTTAATGGATTTAGATGGTCAGATTAAGTTAGGTCATCTTCTTCTTCAGGATAGAAAGTGTAGGACTTGTGGCGAGATAAAAAATCTAGTTGATGGTTTTTACAGAACCAGAAAAGATAGAGGTCCTGTTGCTTCTTCATATTCTTATGAATGTAAAGAGTGTACCATAAAGAGAATATTGGCAACTAAAAAGTCAGATAACAGATGGGAGTATCCAGACTGGTAGTTCACGTCAAGTTTCCCCTCTGAAAACATGCTTTTTAATAAATATTTTCAGTAACATGAGACCACGGAGAAAAAAACATGGCGACTCCTCAATTGTCTCCAGGCGTATTAGTCAGGGAGGTTGACCTTACAGTAGGAAGAGCTGAGAATGTATTAGATAATATTGGTGCAATTGCAGGACCTTTTGCCATTGGACCAGTTGACGAAGCTACTGACATCCAAACTGAGCAACAACTCATTGATACGTTTGGTAAACCCATCTCTACCGATGCACAGTACGAATATTGGATGAGTGCATCCAACTTCCTGTCTTACGGTGGAGTTCTTAAGGTTGTCAGAACTAGCGACGATCAACTGAACAATGCTAACGCTGGCGTTGGTATTGCTTCGACGACATCGCTGAAAATCGATAATTACGACGACTATCAGCAGAACCATAAGGAAAGCGACAATACTTTCACTTATGCTGCTAAGAACCCTGGTTCCTGGGGTAACGGTCTGAAGGTTTGCTACATCGACGATTTCGCAGACCAGACTGTTGGTATCGCAACCACTTCTCTTAGTGGTATTGGTGCAGAGGTCGGATTCGGTGTTACCGCTGCCTTGAGTGGTGTAACGATTCCTGGATCTGGAACGACTTCTTCTTTCACTGGATTCCTGAAGGGAATCATCACAGGTCTGACGACTGATTCATCTGGTAACTCTAGTACAATCGACGTTAAAGTTGTTTCTCGCGTAGAAACAGTTGGCGGTGGTTCTACTGAAACCAAGATTGATTATGCAGAGGGAACTTCCTTCGCAGCGTTCGGAACTGGAACTGCTCTGAACATTGTTAACAACTCTGGTGTTAACACTACTGGTAGACTTTCTGGTGCTCTGACACCTGGAACCGCAGTTGACTGGTATGACCAGCAGACTCTTGGACTTACAAACTCCACGCTGTTCTGGAAGACCATCGCTCCAAGACCAGTCTCCTCTAACTACGTTCTGGAAAGAAGTGGTAAGAATGATGGCATTCACATCGCAGTCGTAGACGACAACGGAAGCATCACTGGAATTAGAGGCAATCTGCTTGAGAGTCACACCAACCTGTCCAAGGCAGGAGACGCTGTTTCTGATTACAACGCACCTACCAAGAACTACTATAAAGATTATATCGCAGACTTCTCCGCGAACGTCTATGCAGGATATAACCTTTCTTCTGGTATCACTACCAGCGGCGGTTCTACTTGTGTACCTAGAGCATCTGGATTCTCCACCGACTTCACCGCAGTCACAACTGGCGACGGTCTCTTCGGTCTGGACGCACAAGGCGTAACTTACTCCGTTCTGGGTAACAAGAGTTTCACCCTCGGTGGTGGTGTTGACTACTCCGCACAAGGCGGAATGAAGGCAGAACTTTCTAACCTGATTACCTCTTACGGTCTCTTCGAGAACAAAGATGAGATTGAAGTTGACTACCTGATCATGGGTCCTGGTTGCACTGCTGAGTCTGATTCTCAAGCAAAAGCAAACTACATCATCTCTCTTGCTAATGCAAGAAAGGATTGTGTTGCAGTTGTCGGTCCTCACAGAGGAAACATCGTTAACGTAACGAACACAACTACCCAGACCAACAATCTGATTAACTACTTCGCACCACTGTCATCGTCTTCGTATGCAGTCTTCGATAGTGGTTACAAGTATCAGTACGACAGATTCAACAACATCTTCCGTTATGTACCATGTAACCCTGATGTTGCTGGTCTGATGACTCGCACTAACTTGGTTGCATTCCCATGGTTCTCGCCTGCGGGACAACAGCGTGGTGTTATCAACAATGCCGTCAAACTCGCTTACAACCCAACCAAGGCACAAAGAGACAAACTGTATCCTGCAAGAATCAACTCCTTTATCACCACACCTGGTATCGGAACACTCTTGTTCGGAGATAAGACCGCTCTCGGATACGCCTCCGCATTCGACAGAATCAACGTCCGTCGTTTGTTCCTCACCGTTGAGCAAGCACTCGAAAGAGCAGCACAAGCACAACTCTTTGAACTCAATGATGAGTTAACGAGAGCAAACTTTAGAAACATCGTCGAACCCTACCTCCGCGATATTGAAGCGAAGAGAGGAATTTATGGATACTTGGTTGTTTGTGACTCTACAAACAATACTCCAGACGTTATTGATAATAATGAGTTTAGAGCAGACATCTTCCTGAAGCCTGCTAGAAGCATCAACTACGTAACCCTCACATTCGTCGCTACGAGAACTGGCGTCAGTTTTGAGGAAGTAGTTGGTAGAGTTTGATCATATTATCTAAATAACTAAACGGAGGATTAAAAAATGGCACACTCACTTTCCGATTTTAAATCTAAACTCAAGGGAGGGGGCGCACGCCCCAATCTATTTGAGGTTGAGTTCTCGGCTGCAGGGGGAGGTTTAACAGGCGGAATGCCTGCTGGCATCACTCAGTTAGCAGAAAACGGTGATACTTTTAAATATCTCTGCAAAGCAGCAAACTTACCTGCGTCTAACGTAGCTTCGATTGATGTTCCTTTTAGAGGACGTACTTTTAAAGTTGCTGGTGATCGCACATTTGATACCTGGACCATCACTGTCATTAATGACACTGATTTCGCAATCAGAAAAACCATGGAAGAATGGGCACAATTGGTTGCTCAATACCAGGATGGATCGGGTGCAACAGACCCATCTAGTTACATGGGAAGTGCTATCGTAAGACAACTTGGAAGAAAGAAATCTAGCATTGGTGAAGGAGCTGGAAATTCTAAGGATAATGGTTTAGAACCAATTGCAGTCTACAGATTTGCGGATATCTATCCTACCAACATCTCTGCAATTGACCTTTCTTACGATACCACTGATACCATTGAAGAGTTTACGGTAGAATTTACAGTTAACTACTGGTATCCTGAAAGCAAGAATGGTCCAGCTGGCGCTTCCGCCTGATATTTGACCATCTAAATAGTCTAAGGAAACTTAGATTTATATAATCATGTCCAAGTTATTTGGGTTCTCTATTGAGGAC